GCGATAGCACAAGGCATCTTGGGACACCTCGATGCTTGGGGGTTTGAGCTCAACCCGCGTATAATATGGGAGGCTGTTCCATTCTCCTTCGTCGTTGATTGGTTTCTCAACGTCGGTGAGGGTCTGGAACGTCTCAAATATGATACGCTCGAGTTGCCAATTGATATTGTGGACTCTGCTCTACAATACAAAGAAACGACCAGAATAGATGTGCGAGTGACGGATACAGGTAATGTTCCGAATCTTGGCACGATCTATTATCCGGGAGGTTCCTATATGGAGACACTCTTTCATAGAGTGCCCTTCATGGGAGAGCCTAGTGCTCTCGACTCAATCGACCTCCGGATGCCCAAACCCGGGCAGCTGTTGTTGCTGCTCAGTCTTGGTCTGGCGCGTAGGCAGTAATGCTTATGGGCCGCCCTATTCAACTTGTCTAGTGTTTTAAGAACTACACAAGCGGTTAGGGTTGGTTATCCCACCTACCAAAAGGAAGACCATACTCTGCGCCTATATTTGCGCAGGGTCACTTTAAACCCTTGACAATATTTCGTCATGACCCCCGTTATCGGGGATGGAGCCACTATGTCCCTAGGAACATCTCTAACCTTGTCGAAGGACTCAGCAACGGACGTTGATACAAATACATCCGTGTTTGATCTTCGTGCCGCTGATCTGGGTTCGTCAAAGTACTCGGTCTCCGGCCTTACATATCCGGCTGAACGAGCTTTGAGTGTCAGTCATCAGACTGGCAAACAAGGAGAACTCAGGCACTTGGTACGAATCGATGAAACTGTACTCGATTCGGCCCTTGTACCTGGAACGCTGTCGGCTTATGTCGTCATCGTTCGTCCACCGCACGCTGCCATTACCAACGCTCTCATAATTGAGAACGTGAATCGTCTCGTCGATTTTCTCGTCGAAGGCGGTTCTAATGCTAATGTCACCAAGATCCTAAACCAGGAAGTTTAGGACTGGATCCTAATGTAAAGGATGTTTGCGGGTAGTTCTGTTCCATTCGGAATAGGACTTCGGTTCGTGAACCTGGGGAGCTGTTATAGGTTGGCTTCATGGAGAATATCCTATATGGGTGTTCGGAAGAGCCTTTACTCATCAATATGGGTAAACCTTGCGGCTAACCACCGCTATAACGGGCTTGTCTCCTTTGAAGATATTACAGAATTCAAACGGAGATTCCGCTCTGAGGGTTTACCTTTCTTAATGAATCATTTGCCGACCCTTGGGAAGGCACTTGATAGGTTCCATGCTGATAAGGTATGGATTTGTCCTAGTGGTTTTTCCACAACGACAATTGAGATCCCTACCGACATACCTGTTTATACTGATATGTCGACTGGGCGTGGCGTAATTCTTGAGGGTTTGCATCCTCAAGGTACGTATATTACACGTTTTATAAAGGTCTCAACCTCCTTTCAAGTACCGAGTTTTCTTTCTCGGTGTTTGGAACGTTGTTTGTTAGGTGACCCAGCCGCTGTAGATTGTTATCGTCAATTGACGTTAATGTTCTACAAACTGGAGATTGACTTCGATGCTGAACTGGTGGATAGTTTCTTATCTGCTTTTGTTAATACAGATGAGTCGCTACCTACGGCAATCGCAACCACAGATAAATATATCGTGGAAGCGAAAAGGCAAATTGGTAAGGTGTTATGTAACACTAACCCTTATTCAATTCGCCCAC